CATTTTGTCGCCAAAAGTCTCAACATCTTTGCTGGCTGCTTTGAGCGATTTATTGAGGTTGTCAACGTCTCCAAGTATGGAGAGTTTGAGGGTACGACTTAAACCAGCCACTATGCGTACCTCTTAACTATTTTGCCAAAAGCTTCTTCCCATTTTTTTACAATGTCTGGTTGCACTGATCTGAGTGTTGGGTAAATGAACCAACCGCGTGAACCTCCACGGCTTTCTTTACCTGACCATACTGGAAATTGCTTGTATTTGTTTGACCCAAACTCATAGCCGCCCCAAACTTGTTGAGTCGTACCGCCACCGCTTAATTTTTGACGCGCAAAGCCGTAACCGATCTCACCAATTTTGGAGGATTTGCGCACTGATGCGCCCTCAGCAATTATTTTTGATGCGCGGTTGTTGCGCTGACCAGCTGTGGCAATAACCTTTTGTTTGACAAATTCTGCAAGCTCTGAGGTGACTTCTTTGGCTTGGTCTGTTGCTTCCTCGTCCATAGCCTTGAAAGATCGAACAATGGCGCGCAGCTCAGCCTTGTCGTAGCTGATTGCATCTTTAGCCATTTGCTCGCCTTTCCAAAATCTCAATGACGGTAAGTATGTCCTCGGCTGTCTCAAAAACATCTGGGTGTAGCCCTGTCGCCAGAGCTACCTCCCAAACTATTCTGCTAAGGCTTCCGACGGCGTAGCTTTTGGGTTTGCCTCACCTACGATTACCTCAGCAATACCTTCTGTCCAAATGTCGATCGGCTTGACAGGCTTTCCAGCTGCTTCACGCTTCATGGCGTGATAGGCAAGAAATACTAAATCGGAAATGCCGATCTTTTCCTGTGCCTGTGCAATTGTGTGACCTGTGTGCTTTTCCCATTTGACCCACTCTGGCGGTGCAGCTGTGTAAGTGATCTGATCGCCGTTTGTGTATTCAATTGTGATTGGTAGTTTCATTTTGTCTCCCGATTAGTAGTTTTTAGCTAAATGTCTCAGTAGGTGTTCCCACTACGACAAATGATAGGTCAACGGTCTGTGCATCTGGTGCAGCACCGCCGACGCTTGGAAATACTGGCATGACGTTAAATGCAAAAACCGCACCAGTAGCAGCTGTCAATGACACTGCCAATGTTGTGTTTGGTGCTGTCTCGCATGCTGTCCACAAAGCCTCGCATAATGATGAGGCTACGCCCCAGTCAGCAAGCATTGAAATGTCGAAAGTCCACTGATCGTCAATGTGCTTGTAAGCCTTGCCGTCTAGTGTTTGGTATGTCTCGACGGTTGGGCTGTTCGCAAGTACTGCGCTGGTCGCCTGTGCGTCATAGTTAACGGTTGCAATGGTCACGACTAAATCGCGACCAGTTATGATTGTCGTTGGCATTTTGTCCCCTATGTTGTTTGAGTGTAATAAGTCGAAACGTTTATGTCAGCGACAAGCATTGGAGACTGTCCTACTTCCAACACCGTTGGCTTTTCAATTACGCCTACGACGTATCCTGCGGGCATTGCCGCAAGAATTCCTATGATGAGCTTTTCTAGATTGTCCAGTGACCCAGCATTGCTGTTGCTGGCGACAATGGCTGTAATTGCAAAATTAAGTTTGACCTGTGTTTTTGCCTTGCCAATTAACACGACTTCCATGTATGGGCTGTCAGGTACGACAACAATGGCTGGCGGTATTGGTGACTCAGGCACGCTTGGATACACGTTTGCAGATAGCGCGCTAAAGGCGTTTGCTAAAGCTGATCGTGTCTCGGCAATTGAGTTTGCTGGCATTTATTGAACCACTGTCTCGGCGTCCAAATAAGGCATAAGCAATGTGCTGACGCGGTTGGTCAAGCTGCGACCCATGCGGTATGGCGAACTGGCAAAGTCCACGCCCTCGATCTGTCCACCAGCTGCAACGCGTGATTGAAAGACCTCAACGCTAACAGCCAAAATTGCTGACTCAATTGCTGGTGTGCTGGCATAGATTTGAGCAGCTGAGTAACCTGACAATGTTGCTTTGCCGTTTGGCACTATTGGACGCAATGTTACGTCCGCATTTGTCAGTGCTGCGGTGAAATAATAAGGCGCGCTGTCAACGACTGTGTGTGTAGCTGTAAATGGTGCTGGCAAACCTGTCACGATTACTGATTGACCAGCTACAAAATAATGCTCACGAATTGTAAAAAATGTTGCCACGTTGTTTTCTAGCTTGTAAGCATCAATGCCTGAAACGTTTGCAACCAGCATGGGCAAAATTACGTCCTCGCTAGTGTTGATTATTTCGTCCAAATAACTGTCGCTGTAAAGGCTAACGGACACGCCAAGCACCGTGCGCAATTGACTTGCTGTAACAATGGCTGGCATGTCCGTTTCCTTTCGACTGCTGCGGCGAGATCGGGAGAACCCGCCGCATGATTAGTTAGTGGCTAGTTATCAGGTCTTGTTGATACCAAACGCGCCTGCACCGATCTTGGTTGCAATTGCGCCGTATCCGTAAACCATGACTGAGATTTGACCTGACGCGATTACGTCTGCACGCAAACGGTATGTTGGTGACTCGTACCATGTGTAAGAGCTTGGGTTGACGATCAAAATTGAGTCGTCCTTGTCTGTGTCATTTGCTGACGCGACGTTTGCTGTGACGTATAGATCAAGACCTGCAACGTTTCCACGAATTGAGTCTGGACGTACAACACCACCAGCATTGCTTGGCTGTGCTGCGTTGTAAATTGGACGACCTGAGTCGTTAAGTGTCATGAGGTTTGCCCACTGTGATGTGTTAGCGATCATGTTGCGAGCAAAGCCGTTTGTGTTTGCATAAACTGATGCTGCACCACGAGAAACAAAACCAAGCAACTCAGCAGCTGTTGGGTATGTAGCAAGTGTTGTTGCATCTGCTGTTGCACCTGTTGCAATTGCTGTGTGTACGGCTGTGTCTGTCGCCTTTGCATAAGCTGCTGCCATGTTTGACAATAGCTCGTTAAAAAATAGCGGTGATGTGCGATCAAGTAGCTCAACGCTAAATGTTTGCTGTCCTGCGTACTTTGCAACGTTAACTGTTACAAATGCAGAGTTTTGATCTGTCTCGCTTGGTGTGCCTGCTTCTGATGTTGAGGCAACTGTTGGCATGACTGTGATCTTTGGAATTTCGAAACTCATGCCCGCGTCAGGTAAGACTCCACGGCTGATTGCGTCAATGCTTGAGCGTGTTGTGTTTGCAAGTCCGTTGATGACTTCTGTTAACTGACGTGTAGGCACTAGACCTGCGTTGTCTGTTGTGTCATCTGCTGCTGCGACATACTGACGTGCTGACTCCTCGCCCATTGAGGCACGGATTGTGTTTTCCAAATACTTAGCAGCTGTG